ATTTCCATTAACTCTAGATTGTGATTCTAGTGCTCTAGATTGTATTTCAGATTTAATTTGATTTTCGAGTGAACTCAAATCAATATCTTTACCTATCAGTTTTTTGCCTGCATCTGAAAAAAGAAATTCTTGAGCTAATTGTAATAATTGTTCTTCTCCCATTTAAATAGTTTTAGAAAATCTAGATAGATAATTTTTATCTTTTATAAGATTAATTATAGTTTTCAACTGAGAGGCAGCAGCAGGTGCTCCACCTTTTAATGCCGGTTCTGCAACTAAGGCATCGCAAAGTAAATTCATAGCTTCCAATAAAACCTTAAATTGTTTTATAAAGCTATCCCCTAAAAGTAGAGACTCCCCAGCATTAATTCCTCCCAATTTAATCAAATCTCCAGTTAAAGTAACATTTTTTCTAGTACTAATTCCTATATCTTCGTTAGCAGATAATGATATAACTTTTTGGGAAGATAAAAGAATACTATCAGTTGATGAGTTGAATAAAATTCTCCCTGAATTTAGTATTATTTGATTTTGATTATATGAAATAGGATATAATGGGATTTGGTCTGTAGAAATACCTGAATAGTTTTTGCTAGAAATATTTATAGGAATTCTTTGAGTAGAGGTGATATAAATAGAAGATAAATCATTGTTTATACTTTCTACTAAAGGTAACCATCCTTCCTCTGAAGAATTTATTGGTTGACCATTTCTTATTATAATAATGGGATCACCTTCATTTCCTATAGTAGACCAATTATTTTGATATAAACTGTTAGATTTAACAGTACTCCCTAATCTAATACTATTACCAAATCTTCCCTCAAATATATTATCTCCAGTAAAAGGTAAAATAGGGTGGATGTTAATTCGTTCAACAAATTTTCCTCCACTATTATTAGTAGAATTTAAATTTATTTCTGTAGAATTATCAGTTACTCTTCGTACATTCCCACTTTCTATAGATTTATAATCTTTTCTTTGAGCTTCAGGTATAGTACTACTATTTTGAGGATTAGGAAAAGCATTGTGATGGGGATGATTCCATAATGATATTACATTTAAATAATAAAAAACTTCATTATCAGTTAAATTATTTAATGAATCTGTATCTGGAAGGCTTATTAAAAATACAATTTCGTTTTTTAAAGGGAAGGTTTTAGTATTAGCTAATAAAGGTTTAGCTATACTTTTTTCTGCTCTTTCACCTTCAGGAGAGAGAATTAATTCATATTTTATAGTGCCAATCCCATTCCATTCCCCTAAATTTACAAAATCAGGGTGAGTTTCATCGAGTATAATATCAACTACACGGGCCGGAACAAGTTTATTATTTAAACTTTCAATTTGTTTGCTTATAGCACTAATTGAATTATCCGGTTTGTAGGGTTGATTTATTCCTGCAAATCCAAATTTACTGCCTATCATTTTTTATTCTTATCAGAATTAATTTTTTCTAATTCTTCCATTAATTGTTGTTTTTCTTCCTCGGTAATCCCCAACGATTCTTCACCACTACTACTATTCATCGCACGCTGTATGATAGTAGCCATTTTAATTAATTGTTCGTCGTTTTTAACGCCAATTTCTAAATATTCTTTAATGAGTGGAACAATTAAGGTAGCATCTCCTATATCACTAATAAGAGGCTTTAATTCAGCAATCAATCCTGATATTTGTTTTTCTTTTCTTTTCTGGTTATCGTATATTTCACCTAGTATATCCGAGAATTTTTTCTTCCCAAATACTACACTATCTAATGATCCCATAATATTTATTTTGTTATAAATATAGATATAAAAAAAACTTAAAATTTAGCGTATCCGTTTTCAAGATAAAAAACATAATTGGTTTTAAAAATATCGTATAGTTGATTAGATATTTTAGTTATTTTAGGGGTTTTAACATCAATTATTTCTCTGATGTAGATATAAAGTGCTTTTTTATTAAAAATCTCTAAATTTTCTCTATTTCTAAAAATTTCAAGTATTGCATCTGCTACTTGAGCATCATTCTTTTTAGGAAATAATTCAAATATATTTTTAGTGCAGTGTTCAACATACAAATCTAAATACTTATCTAGTTCGTTTTTAGAATTATCTTCTAAAGTATAAAAATGTGTAGTACCTTCTTTGTCTAATTCACCAATTTCCGTTTTATTTACTTTTTTATTATAATTTTTGGTATTATACAATATAAGCCATCTTTTAACAATAGTTCCAAAATAAGAATAAGCTTTAGCTCCTCTGGATGGGTCAAATAAATGGATTTTAGATAGAAGGAAAGTAATTATTTCATGTTGCAGATGTTCTAATTCCTCTACTTCGGTATGATAAAATTTAAAAGTATGAATTATATTTTGGGTTAATTTGAAAAAAGCATAGTGAATATGTCTTTCATATATTCTACTTCTTTCTTCAAAATCTTTTGAATTATTATATAATACAATATAATCTTCGGTTTCTTGAGTAAAATAGTTTTTACTCTTAGGTTTTCTTTTTTTTATCATAAAAAATTAGTTTTTGTACTGAGAGAGAATGTTTTGGATTTTTTTAAGTTCGTTGAAAAACCAACCAATTTCGTCATCAGATTTAAAAATTTCTTTTTCGTCTATCTCCTTTATTCTCTTTTCAGAATTTTTAATTATTTCTGAAATTGATGAGATATAGTTTTGTTGAGAGACAATTATATCTTCGGCTTTTTCGTTTTTGATTAGAAGGTTGATGGTCGTGTATCCTAAGACCACGACCATTATTCCTAAAATTATTATAGTTTCTATCATATTACAAATCGTCTAACATATTTTTTAAACCTACGCTAGATAAACTACCTAGAGCTTTGGTTTTTACATTAGTTTTAGTTTTATTATTCAATGTAAAACTCTTCTTTGACTCCTCCAAATTATCTTGTTTTTTTTCTTTAAATTTAGGCAACCATTCTTTTTCAAATTCTACTCTTGCAGCCAATAAGTCTGCCTGGTGTAGAATGTATGGTAGACAAGTTCTAGGTTTCTGTTCGGGCATAAAGTTCAATAAGTACTTTTTATTTCCTTCATCATATAATCCATCATGTGTCTGAATAGCTACCATCTCATTAAAGGTATATTGGATACCATGAGACTGAAGTAGGAATAATCCTCTATCTGGAACGGAGGAAAATGGAAGTTGATTATTAAACATGTAATCTTCTCCTAATTTATCTTTTCTCCATTGATCTGTCTGGGGGATATACGATTCATGATTTTCATCACCCATTTTGCCGAGGTCATGATTAATAGCGGAAAATACCAACTCTTCTACCGTAAAAGTTGACATATTTGCATCGAATTTCTCCCATACTAAATATAACTTGATAGCAGCTTGTACTACTCTATTAACATGTTCTACATACCCTCCAGGAAATGCATTGTGATATTCTTTTTTATGAGCAGCAGGCATCAAAATAAGCCTGTCTTCATATTTTTTATAGAACGCCAATAATTTTTCTTTTCTAGGAGAAGAAATATGTAAATCAATATTCTTCAAAAATTCATTCCAATTACCTTGGATTTGTTCAGCTGTTAGTTTCATAACCCTTTATATTAATTTAAAATTTATTTACTTCATTAGGCGATAAAGGTTCGGCCTCTATCATACTCTTTAAATCTTCAATAACATCTAATCCTTTTTCTATGTTTTGAAGATAAACTTCTACAGGTTCTTTAGTTTTAACAATACGTTGTAGATTGATTAAAGTAGATTCAAGATATTCTACTTTCTTTTGCATTAAGCTTCGATTTCTCATTTTTATTTTATTTATTTATATTTCCTTCCCCCCGGGTTCTATTCCCTTTCCTTCCCTTCTTCTCCCTTTCTCTCATTTCTTTAAATCCCGTGATATAAAGTTAATCAAGAGAGATGGGGGAATCAAGTCGTTTGTAAAGACTCTTCGATAAGTTTTTTTATTTTAAACAAGTGACTACATTTCTCGTATTCTTCTCTTTCTTCAAAAAAAGATATAGATGTATTTACATTTAACATTAAATCTTCAAAATCATAACATTTTAAAGCATCAATGTGCTGTTGATTCTCTACATTAATATCTTTAATATAAAAAAATGCTCTATTAAATGTTATAAATCTAGAAGAAGAATCTATATAATCCTTATCATAATTCAGATCAGCACTATCAAGAAATTTTTTAAATTTTATATTGAATATAGTATTATTTCTAATAATTTTATTAAACATTCCTATTTTAACATAAGGATTATCCATAAAGTTTTCATAAACTTCTATAGTATCCTCATTTTGAAATAGACTAAATATATTATCTTTAGGAATCATTTAAAAGATTGTCATATTTGCAATCATAAATACCATCAGGTATATTTTTCCCCAATTAATATAATAATATTTTTAGCTTCCTCCAAATCTACCTGGAAGAATTCTCTTTGATTACTTATTCTATATTCTTTTAAAGCAGTATGTACTTCATTTTCCATCAAACTCCCATCAAAACATCTAAAAGCCCATTCTACTTTAAAAGGTACTACTACTCCTGTAGAAGATGATATTTGTTTTGCTCTTAATTCTGGGGATAAATTAGTGTATCCTATTTTTAAAGCATCAGGAATAGTAGGATTAGAGAGGACATAAATCCATTGGTTACCTTCTCCTCTATTAATGTAAATATCATTTCTTTTAGATAAATAATAAGTAACTTTTTCCCAACCTCTACTAGCCATTTCAGGATTAGGATGTGGGCCTATAGTATAATATGAAGCTCTATGAATATTTCTA